CCATTCACCAAATTGAACTCGTTGAGTTGCCAATTATTCACCCCAATCTTGAGAATTCATTACCTCTATTAATGCTTCTACAGTTGTTGCACCTGCAATAGCAGTTTCTAATCTATTACATTCAGTTCTGATAGCATCACGCTTAGTAGTTACATCAGCAGGAATAGCAGTAGACTTTTCAGAGTTACGAACTACATACCAGTCTGTAGATGCTAGTAGTTTCCCTGCTGTATCTTTTACTTGTTGTTTCATTGTATGTTTAAGACCACGAGTCACTAACTGTTCATCTGTGTCTACCATGCCACCTTCACCATTGTTAGCAGTCGCATCATATTCCTGAACATAGATTGGGTTACCATCTGCATCTACTTCGTTTACATCGTCTAATGCTTTTGGATTGTTAATGTCACCATCCCAATAGTATTTATCATCGGCACGAACAGGATCATCTTCCCATGTAATACCGAGTGCATCCTTTTCTGCCTGTGTTGATTTTTGTAACCAGTTTCTAGGATAAAGAATGTCGTTATGAACGAAACTTTGTCCTAAAGTTAATATTTTTTCATTTAATTTATACATAATGTTTTCCTTTACCTTGCTAGCGAGTTTTTAAATGGGTTTTCTGCAAATGCTACATAAATATATGTTTGTCCACTATTGTAATTAGTGCCATCACCTGCTGTTCTAATTTTAAATCCATTAGATAAATAATCCACAGCATTGCTTGTTGATTCTGAATTACTATTATTTGGGAATAATGCTTTATCATTTACATTATATGAACCTCTTTCTGAATCAGTTATTACCCATTCTTGTCCCATATTTCGTGCTTTAACCATAACAAAAGCAGGTTTGAATCCTGTGTATACAAATGGTCCATCAGTAGAAGAGTTTGCTGTGTATGTTCCAAATTTACTAAATCCTTCTACCTCTGCAAAAGCATACATTATACAATCTTGATTACTATTAAATAAATATGAATTAGAAAGTGAAACTACACTTGAATTAGGTGCTGTATTATTAAACGCAGTTGAATTTCCATTTTCCCCATTTGTATCAAATTGCAACCAATTTTGAGCAAGATTAGATAATCCTTTATGCCATATTGCCCAATTAGTTGTAGATGTATAATCTTTCATTATTAACATAGCAGGAGTTGTTCCTAGTCCATGACCAACAGTAAAAGAACTTGATCCTGAATTAAAATCAACTATGCTAAATCCTGCATCTGTGTTAGTAGATACTGTAGATGTTCTTGTTCCATCTGTATTAGATACAGGAGCAGAGTCTGATGCTCTCCAACACCAAGCAACAGTAGCAACACCTGATTGATTAAGGTTATTCCAAGTTCCTATTGTAAATCCATCAGAATTAAATGCAGTTAATCCTGATGTTCCACTATTTTGTTGAGCAACAGTTTGATTAATGGATAAGTTTCTAGCGACACCTCTTAAAGTATCGTATGCTTGATGGTAATCTGCTTTACCTCTTTGTTTAAACCATACCCAATCAGGACTAAATTCTAAACCTGACACAGTTAATGTTGACCCTGTTCCTGTAAAAAGTTTAGGGAAAAAATGCTGACTACCATCAAAAACTGCACTATCAGGTAGGTTATATGTATTTAGTTTTTTGTATCCTGTAGGTGGTGTGTGTGCAAATGGTCTTTGACCGAAGTTTGCTTTTACAGTGCCATAATAACTTGATATAGCAGGGTAGTATGGTGCAGAAGTTAATCCTGTATAAGCAGTTCCTTGAGACACTCCATTTTTGTAAAATACTAAACTACCTGCATCAGCATCAAAAGCAACACCAATCACATCATTAGTAGTATAACTAGCACCATAAGAACTTCCACTTCCTGATGTATATTTTAAACCACTACCATAATATCCCCATCCATAAGAATCACCACCTAAAAGTCCTAATGCTTCTTGGTCTTGAGAAATGCCTATGCAATTATTACTTCCTGATGTGTTTGTGACTTCCCAATACCATTTACCAGAAGTCATGCCAAAAGTTCCTCTTGTTCCTGAATGACTTGCTCCTACCCAAGAAAGATTTGCTTCTGACATAGTTCCTGAATTTGGGTTTGGTAAAATAACATTCAATGTAGCAAAGTTACCAGTATCCTCATCTGTTAATGTAGGAACATCTGACATAATGTCGTATGTTGTAGCACTAGATGTAGTCAAGTTCATATTACTAGCAGTCCAGTTATTACCATTACCTGACTGGTCAGTTATAGTTGAACCACTTGTAGACATATCTAAATAGTAACCATTACTTCCATATGTGCCTGTATATGCTTTTGCCTGCCATGCTCCAGTTTCTTCCCCATATTCACCAAAGTCTGTTGGTGTTAATGCTTGTCCGTCTACGAAGTTGACTTCTGTCATGTATCCATCAAAGTATTGAGTATTACCATATATGTATTTCCCAAAAGAATGTTGAGAACCTCCGTTTATGTTTCCTTCAAAATTCAATGACGGATAAGTTCCATACCAAAAACTATAAGACTGTTGAACACCATTAATCCATATTTTAATTCTATTAGATGCAGTTGCTTGAGTAGTATCATTTGCAACAACAATATGATACCAAGATGTAGGATCACGGAATACAGCATTGGTAGACAAACCATAATTATTGTCCATAGTGATATAAATTTTCTCACTAATAAATCTAATATTATGATATACATTTCCTGAACCAGTAGCATCAAAAAGACTTTGATCAGATGAATTTAGTTTACCTCTTTTAACCCAAGCACTCCAAGTCCATGTTCTACGATTGCCTGCTGATGATGGTGTTCTACTAAAGGATGCAGATGCAGACTGACGAAGTCTAAGACTATCCGTCATAGTATATCCTCCACCACCTGAAGGGATAGCATTACTGTTACTTAATACGCTCATTTTTATCCTTAACTAAAAGTTTTGCTTATTGTAATGTAAGCATTTGTTCCGTTATCAAAGTATGATAATAAATATACGCCTGCTGTAGAGATTGTTGTTAAATCATCTGCGTGTATTTTACTGTTTGCGTGAGCAGTAATTGCTACACCTGCACTATTATCTAATAACACATAACCTGACTGACCTGCTGTGTGGTTAGTAAAGGTAAGTGTGCCACCTGCTGTTGGTGTGCATGAGAAGTTATTAGTTGCATTTTGATCGAATGATAAGTCATTATCTGTAGTCACTGTTCCACGCTGTGAAATAGTAAATGTTTGTGCCACATCTGTTTTTGCAGTATCTGCATCATATGCTTGAACATCTACACCAACTTCAACATCCATTGCTTGTTGAGCATCTGCTACTGTTGATGCTTGGAATACTGATGCACCTGTTGTTCCTGCACCTAATGCAGTTCTAGCACCACCTGCTGTAGTAGCACCTGTTCCGCCTGATGCAATTGGTAATGTATCACCTGATAGACCTGCTTGGAAGTCTTTTAGATGCGCCATTAATTCTCTAATAGCATTGTTTATACCACTAGGCGCACAACCCTCATCGATATTAATACTGTCTATGTCAGTATTCGCACTAGCGGTTGAATCGTATTCTGAAATTTTAGTTTTTGCCATAATTTACCTCGTTTATCCTATTTGTGTCCATGTTTCACTACCTGTAGATACAGGAGTCCATTCTTGTCCGTATATATAAAGGTCAGCAGACATATCTGCACGACTTGATACAGTTCCTGTAAAAGAGAATATTGCATTACCTTTTACATAAGCATTTGCCTGCGCACCCATAAATGCGTATCCTGTCCATTGACCACCACCTAGTGCTTGAACACTTGCATCACAAGTGATTTCACCACTAAATAATGTAATTTTAGTAGGAGATGCACTTGCACTAGCAGATGTATCTATATCAGCAGTTCTAGTAACAATTAATCCTGCACTAGCACTTGCATCCGCATCACCTGTGATTGTGCCACTAAATGATATGGTTAATGTAGGTGTTGCAACAACAACACCATCATTGGTAATTGTGCCGTCACCATAGTGTAAACACGCAGTAGCGTAAGCACCATCATCTAATGATACAGATAAGTCATCTATACTACCTAAAGCATCTAATGACTCTAATGTAGTAAAACCACAAACATCAGCAGGCATGATTAAGCGAATGTAACAGTAAGTGAACCGCTAGCAATTTTAAACACATCACCTGTTGTAATGTTTTTAGATGTATCTAATGGTGTGTGAAATAACATATTGCCTGCACTTGTAGCATCCCAAATACCAATGTGAGTTACTGTTCCCCAGTCACCTGTTGCTTGTGGAAACTGAACATCAGCAGAGTTAGTGCCTGAACCATTTGTAGGCGCACCCATAGTTACTGCTGTTCTAGCATAAGAACCACCTGATACTTCTGTGCCTGTTCCTGCATCTGTTGGATCGGCAGTATGTAGTGATACATAAATGTTTGTTGGTGAAGTGTATGATGCGTTTCTCAACACATGGTCATACAATTCATTTTCTAAGTGATTTGACATTTCAGCCATAATTATTTACCTCGTTGAAAGTGTTATTGACATTGGTGATGATGGATACTCTGCATCATCATCACTTGCTCTTAATGATGCGAGACCTCTATCGTATAAAGATGCCCAAGTATTGACTCGTTCATCATTCATAAGATAAGGTTCTGCTTCTGCTAATGCACCATATAAAAGTAAGTCTGGACAATTAGCGAGAAATAAGTTTGATACATTACTATCTGATAAGTAATCAGGCTTGTAATAATATATTAATTTTAATGTGTAATTTGAGTCTGGTATTGGAGCAAATTGAAATTCACTGGCCAACAATGTATACATTACTGGAACACCTTTGTCAGATGCTCTTGAGTTTCTAAAAAAGTTAGAAGAGTTTTGAAATTGTAATGTTCTAATCGGATTGCCGTCAATATGCATATCTTTCATTGCAATAAAATCAGATGGTAATGCTACTGTATTGTCATCAGCAGTCATTGTTGCCTGAGAAACTTTTAACATATGTCGAGTTCTTAAATCTCTAGCCACTCGCTCTTCTGCAAGACGAATGAATGTAGGGATTTGTGACGTAAGGTCATCACGGCCAAGATAATTTGCTATCTCAGTTTTTAAATCCGAATAGTTAGTGAATGCCATTATATTCTGCCCTGTCTTGTTCTAAAGAATCTATTATCTGGATCGTTAAGCCATGCTCTGAATTTCTTTTGATCTACTACATCAAAACCCTTCATGATCCCTTGTTTGTTTAGTGTGTCGATTACAGTCATTGGGATAGATGCAATTTTGTTTGATAATACATCTTCTTTCCAGCGACCAGTTGTTGCGTTGTATTCTTTTTTATTCTGTTCAATGATGTCTGTAACATCTTGCTCTGTTGCAATGACGATTCCACCCTCGTCTGTATTGTGTGCAACCTGTGTCTTAAATTCGTCTTTATTTAGTAGTTTTGCCATAGTTCACCTATAAAGGTAAAGGCCTCCGAAGAGGCCTATTACACTTATGTTAAGTCACCAACTAAGCCG